TAATCAAATATTTAATATTGATTTATTTATTAATGCATTGACAGCAGAAGATGCAATGGAACAATTTGATAGATGTCAATTTGAAAATAGAAAACAATGGAAAATATTAGTAGAGTTAGGACAACAACCTGCATAAATTAAATACAACTTACAATAGAAAGGCAACACCTGATACCCTCTAAACTACTGATATTATTACATAATATTTATTTTTTAGAGAGGTTGTTAAAGCAAAAGTTATAATGTATAATAGAGATACTGTCTTTAAAACAAAGACAAAATCTTTTATCCAACATAACTTACAGACAGGACAAACCAATATGAGTAATAAATTCTTTTTAAAAAAAACATGGGTCAATGTAGATGTATGCGTTGAAGACTATTATAATTCAGGAACTACATTAGCACAAGTTAAAGAGAAAATAAATTGGAGTCCATATTCAAATATAATTAGTAGAGAAGTGAAACATAGTAGACATACAGTAGAGGAGATTGATGAAGAAACATTTAAAAATAAAATCAAGAAATCCGATAGCGAAAAGACTACAAACAAAACAGTTTCATTCGAAGATTATAAAGCAGAATAAAAAGTCTTTGCTACAAAAGGTGTTTGATAAAATGAAATATGATATTGAACAGTAACACTACTCACAGTTTAAATCAAGGTGAAGGCAGAGCAATTACTTCCGAAGTATTATTATACCGAAGTGTTATTGTTAGAGCCATCATGGATGCATTAGACATAGACATTCATGCATGGGGAAATAAAAGAAAACAAATAATCCAAGAAGCTAAGGCTTGGTTTTCAAAAACAGACTCACATTTCTGTGAGATATGCGACTATGCAAACTTAGAACCAACATTCATAATCCGAAAGTACAAACAGTTATATAAGGCTAATGCTAAGAAACTATTTAAGAATAAAAATATTCATAAGTTTCTAACGCATTACATTTGTAGCTTTCATCAACAGGAGCAATATTAATGGCAACAGGAAAGAACACTAAGTTTGATATAGATTTAGAGTATGGACAAATAAGAGAGAAGAGAGTAGCTGACTTACTTAAAGGAAGTAAAGTAGAAATAAAGACTGAGAGAAGTTGGTGGAGAAAGACAGGTAACATTGCTATTGAGTATGAGTATAGAGATAAACCATCTGGTATAGATAAGACAGAATCTAAATGGTGGTTTCATATATTAGAACTTAGTGGTAAGGAACATTGTATGCTAGTGTTCAGAGTATCAAGACTAAAAAAGATAGTTAAGAAATATAAAAAAACACACACTAAAAACATAGGAGATTATAGAGCATCTAAATGTGTAGTAATTCCAATAGTAGAATTATTTAATGAAGGATGTTACTCAATATAAATATGACTGAGAAAGCTTTATTAAAAGAATACAAGTCTACAATCTCTGATTTAACAAAAGAGAAACAAGAACTAAATGAAACTATTAATCAAAAAGATAGTAAGATTAAACAAATTCTAATACAATTAGAACAGGCTAATTCTGATATTCAATCTATGGGTTCTAAGATAGGTGAACTTCAGGAAAAGCTGAACAAAAAACAAACTATTAAATTAAACATTGATAAAAAGATAGAGGAAATACTTGAAAAAAAAGATGAACCAAGTGTTGACAACGATGATTAAATTTGATAGAAGTAAAATAATAATTAACAATAACAACAAAGGAAAATACATATGGCAATAATTGAAGGCACAGCTTACTGGGCTTCTCTGACACGACCAAACGAAAAGTTTGAACCTATGTGGAGAATTGATTTAGCAGTTGATGATAAGTCAGCAGATGAATTAAAGAGCCAAGGCATAGCACTTGGTGAAACTACTATTGATGATAAGACTATACCTAATATAGTAAGGTTCAAAAGAAAAGTACAGAAAGCTAATGGTGATAAGAATACTCAACCACAATTAGTTGATGGTGCTAAGAACCCATTAGATAAAATAGTAGGTAATGGTAGTAAAGTAAAAGTAATGTATAAACCATACGAATGGAACTTCAAAGGTAAGAAGGGAATGGGTTTAGACTTACAAGCAGTACAAGTAATTGACTTAATAGAGTACACACCTAGAGAAGACTTTGATGCAGTAGAAACTTCATCAAGTGGTGTTGACATCAAGGATGATTTTTAGTACTATCCAACTGTTGAAATGAAATTTACTTTTCATTTTTTCTTACTCCGAGGGGGTGGCGAGAAATTGCCACTCCTTTTTTTTGGACTCAATTAAAATTAACTAAGGGCGACAATGGAAGAAATAAATAAAAAAGGTTTTGTAAAATACCACTTACCCTGTCCACTATGTTCAAGTAGTGACGCAGTATCTGTTAACGCAGACAACTCAGCTTATTGTTTTTCATGTCAAGAATTTATAAAGGAATACGATATGGAAGCACAACCAACAATACCACAAACTAAAAATGAATATGAAGTAAAAGACTTCATGAAAGAATCTAACTATGCAGAGATTATAGATAGAAATATTTCAGAGGATACCTGTAAGAAGTTTGGAGTTACAGTTAAGATGGATAGCATGGGTACTATCACTAATCACTACTACCCATATCATGATACACAAGGTGCAAAGATAGCAACTAAAACTAGATACACTAAACTAAAAGAGTTTAGTATACAAGGTAACACAAAAGATTCTGGTTTGTTTGGTCAACATCTTTTTTCTAAAAACAAATATTGTATAATTACAGAGGGTGAGTTAGATGCGTTATCAGCTTATCAGATGATGCTCAAAGGTACATATCATACACCAGTAGTAAGTATTAAGAATGGAATATCTTCAGCAGTAAAAGATATTAAGAATAGTTTAGAATGGTTAGAAAATAATTTTGATAATGTCATTGTTAATTTTGATAATGATGAGCATGGTATTGATGGTGCTATGAAAGTTGCAGAGTTATTCTCTCCAGGAAAATGTAAGATAATGCATTTACCTGAAGGGTTTAAAGATGCGTCTGATTGTTTAACTAAAAACAAAATACAAATATATAATAAAACATTTTGGGATGCTAAAGTATTTGCACCAGATGGAATTATAAATGCTAATACATTATTAGATGATGTACTTAAACCAATAACAAAATCATTTGTTCAATATCCTTTTGAAGGATTAAATAAAATTACTTATGGTCTACGACCTTCAGAGTTAGTTACATTTACAGCAGGGTCTGGACTAGGTAAGACACAAGTAATGAGAGAAGTAGTACATCACATTATAAAATCAACAGAAGATAATATAGGTTTGTTAATGTTAGAAGAAACACCAGTCATAACTTCAAAAGGTTTGATGAGTGTTGAAGCTAATCAAAGACTACACTTACCAGATGTTCATGTAAGTAAAGAAGAAATGAAAACATATTTTGATGCAACAGTAGGTACTGGTAGAGTATTTATGTTTGACCACTTTGGTTCTAACTCTATTGATAATATTGTTTCAAGAGTTAGGTTCTTAGCTAAAGGTCAAGACTGTAAATACATAGTGATTGACCATATAAGTATTATTGTATCCGACCAACAACATGGTGATGAGAGAAGAGCATTGGATGAAATTATGACTAGACTTAGAACACTTGTTCAAGAGACAGGAGTATCTATGATAGTTGTATCACACCTTAGAAGACCTGAAGGTAAAGGACATGAAGAGGGTGCAGCAACTTCACTATCACAGTTAAGAGGTTCGGCTAGTATAGGTCAGCTAAGTGACATGGTTATTGGACTAGAGAGAGACGCACAGAACGATGACCCTGATATTCGTAACACCACTAGGATAAGAGTATTGAAGAATAGATTCTCAGGTATTACTGGTCCTTGTTGTGATTTAAAATATGATATAGATACTGGAAGATTAACTGAGGTTAAGTCTGATGACTTTTAATAAAGTTGTATTTGATATAGAAACCACTATGACTGCTGATAAGATATGGTGTATTGTTTGTAAGCATGGCGATACTTATTATCAGTTTAAAGAAGATAGACTACATAGGTTTGCTGAACTAATAAAACAAACTGAAGAAGTTATAGGTCATAATATAATTGGATTTGATATACCAGTAGTCAATACAATTTTTGGTTACGATGTATTTGCTAATTGTAAAGTGACTGACACTTTAGTTTTATCTAGATTATTAAATCCTATGATAGAAGGTGGACACTCATTAAAAAATTGGGGTACTAAGTTAGGTCAAAACAAAATACACTTTGAACAGTTTGATTATTTCTCAGAGGATATGTTAACCTATTGTAGAAATGATGTTGAACTAACTGAAAGACTTTATAAATTTTTAATTAACAAAACAAAAGACTTTGGTATGTCAATTGAATTGGAACATAAGGTTGCACAAATAATTCAAAAGCAACATGAAAGAGGATTTAAAATTAATGTTGTTGAAGCATATGAATTACAATCTAAGTTTCAAGAAGATATGAATGACTTAACTACTAAGGTAAGACAAACTTTTCCTCCAATGAAAATAGAAGAAGAGTTTATACCTAAGTCTAATAACAAAGCAAGAGGTTATGTGAAGGGTGTTCCCTTTACTAAAGTTAAATACAAAGAATTTAATTTAGGTTCAAGGCAACAGATTGCTGAACGATTGATGTTACTTGGGTGGAAGCCTAAGAAGAAAACAGATAAAGGTCATGTGATTGTTGATGAGAAAGTATTATCTGAGATACATAATATTCCTGAAGCTAAATTAATAAATAGATTCTTAATGCTACAGAAAAGAATTGCTCAAGTAAATTCTTGGATAGAAGCTATTAAGGAAGATGGTAGAGTACATGGCAAGGTCATTACTAATGGCACTATAACAGGAAGAATGAGTCACCAGTCGCCCAACATGGCTCAG